ATTACTGCATTGTTGGCTATTCTCATCGCACTTGGTGGGTGGACGCTTTCAAGAACATTCAGCTTGTCGCAAGATATGGTTCTTATTAAAGAAAAGGTTTCCAATATTGAAGAAACTATCGAGAAGTCTAAAAAGAAGCCAAAGAAAAAAAAGAAGAAGAAAAAGAATAATGAAAAATGATAGAATTATTATCTTATTACTATTTTTGGTTTTGCTCATTGGTGGCCTTTCTGGGTGTAATTATTATATGGAACCTAATGAAACCAAAGTGGAGTATGGTACAACTGAAACAGATAGTAAAAATGATAAGTTACAAGAAAAAAGATCAATAACTCAAACGTGGAAATGGAAGAAAAAATAAATGACACGAGGATTAACAACAGCAGTAAAAAACGCATTAGCAGGAACACCTAGCTTTTGTCATTTAGTTTATTTAGGTTTTGCAACACCAGTCAGAAAGACTGATAATTCATTTGATATAATAGATGATATTGAGGGTTCTTCTCAAACATATAATGCAGATGGAACGCTATTAGGTGTTGGTAATGTTCCTGAATCAAATACACCCATTAAACATAATATTAATTTGGCATTTTCAGGCGTAGATCAATCTTTAATTTCTACCTGTTTAAATAATGATGTATTAGGAATTGAAGTAAAAATTTATCGTGGTGTAGTAAGTGGAACAACTTGTATTGCTGATCCTTTTTTATTATTTCATGGGCATTTAGCAGATTTTCAAATTAACGATGGTGGTAAAGATTGTATTTTAGCTATGACGATTACAAGTCATTTTGGAAATTTTGAAAAAATAAATGGCAGAACAACATCGGATATATCTCAACAAAGATTTTTTTCAGGCGATAAGGGTTTTGAATTTTCAGCTTTAACAATAAGAGATATTAGGTGGGGTAGAGAATAATGCCACAAGAAGATTTAAAAAATATAATATCATTATATAGAAGTTATAATATTTATAATCAATGTTCAGAAAATGAGTTAATTCAACATATTTTGCCATCTTTATATCTTAATCAATACAAAGTTTTTAAATATACTGATACAGGAGTTGCTTACGCCTTTACTAACTGGGCATTTTTAAGTGATGAAGTACAAAATAGATATAAAATAACAGGCGTTTTAAATAAATTAGATTGGGATAGTGGTAAAAATTGTTGGCATATAGATACAGTTAATATAGGCAAACATAAATTAATAGAAATTTATAATTGGACTGCAAGTTATTTTTCAAAAATTTTAAATGATGATGAATATTTTAATTGGTTAAGATTAGATAAAACAGGACAAAAAGTAAAAAGAATAAATAGAATACAAGTATCAAATGGAAAAAAGAAATTTTTAAAGGAATAATATGGGAAATATAGTAAAATCAATCACATCTATTGTTAAAACTGGCTCGTCTTGGCTCTCTTGGATTAATATAGCAGTAATGGCTATGTCTTGGTTTAAACAACCAGATACACCAGATACTCCAAACATGGACGGACAAGCAGAACAAAACGCAAAAGGAGTTCTGGTAAATAAAACTTCTTCAAATGCACCATTACCAGTTATTTATGGTAAGCGTAAAGTTGGTGGAACCGCAGTTTTCCTTGAAACTTCAGGAGCCGATAATACTTATCTTTATATGATAATGGCTTTATGTGAAGGTGGAGTTGAATCTTGTGAAAAAATTTATATTGATGATAAAGAAGTTACATGGTCTGGTACATTAACACATGGAACAGAAAGAACAGTTGGAAGTGGAGATTCTAATTTTTATAAAGACAGCGAATCAAAAATATCAGTAACTTGGTATGATGGTAGGGACGACCAAACTTATAATACAACAGTTGGTGCTTTATCGTCTTGGACTTCGAACCATCGTTTAAGAGGAATAAGTTATTTAGCTTTAAAGTTTAAATGGAATCAAGATTGTTTTGGTGGAATACCAAATGTTAAAGCACTAATCAAAGGTCGTAAAGTTTATGATCCTAATTTAGATGGAACTAAAACAGGTGGATCAGGTTCTCATAGAGAAGATACAGCTTCAACTTGGGCATGGTCTGATAATCCTGTTTTATGTACTTTAGACTATATGCGTAATACAAGATTTGGAATGGGTATTGCTAATAGTTTTTTTGATGGCGATTACGCTGATTGGCAAACAGCCGCAGATGTATGTGATGTTGATGTTACTCCATATACTTCTGCTAGTGCTATTGATTTACTCGATATGAATTATGTTTTAGATACTAAAAAAAAATGTATAGATAATTTAAAAGAAATGGTTGCAGGATTTAGAGGTTATCTAAATTATTCAAATGGAGAATATAAAGTTTTAGCCGAATCAACAGGAAGTGCATCAATCAGTTTAACAGAAGATAATATCATTGGTGGTATTCAAGTATCAAGTCAAGATAGAAATTCAAGATATAATCGAGTGATTGTTACATTTGTTAATCCAGATAAAAACTATCAAGCCGATGAAGTACAATGGCCAGAAATAGATGATAGTGGATATACGTCAGCCGATCAACACGCAACAATGAAAACAGCGGATGGTGGTTTTCTTCAAGAAGGAAGATTTGATTTTCCTACTATTACTTCATATTATCAAGCGTTAGAATTAGCAGAAGTAATTTGTAGAAGAAGTCGAAATAATTTGAATGTTGCTTTAAGATGTGATGCAACAGGTTTAGATTTAATGGTTGGAGAATTAGTTAATATTACGCACGGAACACCATCATTTTCTGCAAAGACATTTAGAGTTCAAGGTATGCAAGTTAATTCTGATTTAACTACAGAATTACAGCTTACAGAATACCAAGCGGCCTTTTACACTTGGGCAACAAAGACACAAGCGGCTACAGTACCCGATACTACTTTACCTAATCCATTTTCTGTTACTGCTCCAGCATCAGTTACATTAACAGATGAATTAATTGAATATTCAGATGGAGTTGTTTTAACTAGATTAAATATATTAATTGGTGCTAGTACAGATAAATTTGTTCAATATTATCAAGTTGAAACTAAAAAAACTTCTGAAAGCGATTATAAAGTTATTGCAAAAGGATTAGCTTCAGTATTAAACCATCATCAATTAAATGTTGTTGATGGAATAGAATATTCAGTTCGATGTAAGGCAATTAATAGTTTAGGAGTTTCATCAGGTTATACGACAGCTACAAGAACCATCGTAGGTGCTACTGATACACCAGCCGATGTATCAGCGTTATCGGTATCAATGGTTGGTTCAAATCAAATGCAGTTATCTTGGCCAAGCGTGGCAGATTTAGATGTAAGTTATTATTCAATCAGGTATCAAGATGTAACAAGTGGTGCTGGTTGGAACTCATCAACAAACTTAACACAAGTGGTTAGAAGAAAATCAAATAGTGTTACTATTAATGCTAAAACTGGAGCATTTCTTATTAAGGCAGTTGATAAATTAGGAAACGAATCAGATAACGAAGCAATCGTTTATACAAATATTTCAGGACTAGAACATTTTAAAGATATTGCAACTTACAATGAAGAAACTGTAAGTGCAATTACAGGACAAAGTTGGGAAGGAACTTTTGATGGAGATTGTGTTAAAGGACAGGATTCATCAGATAATTTTATAGCAACTTTAGATACGATATTACTTTGGGATTCAGCAGTAGGCAACATAGATTCTGCGGCTGGATTAATAGATAGTGGGCCAACAGATGCAACAGCTAATCCAAATTATTATACAGCAAATATAGAATCATCAGGAGAATATATAGGAAATAATACATTAACTTTAGATGCAGTTTATGATGCAACTTTTCAGGCAACGATTGATTTATCAGTTAATGACCTTTGGGATTTATTTGATAGTGGTAGAGGTGCTAGTTTATTTGATGATGCAGTTGGGCCTTTTGATGGAACTGCTCCTTCAAAATGTGATGCTTTTCTTCAAATAGGATCAAGTGAAAGTTCTTTAGGTGCTATCTCAACTTATAACGATATTTCGCAACAAGCGACAGTTAAAGGAAGATATTTTAAATTTAAACTTAAATTATCAAGTGCTGATAACAAAGCTAGACCAGAAGTTACCAGTATGCAAATTAAATTAGCTTTAGAAAAAAGACTAGAGAGTGGAGAAGATATAGCGAGTTTAGCTGGAGCCAAAGCGATAACATACACCAATGCTTTTTATGCAAGTCCAGCAGTGGGAATAGCGGCACAAAATATGGCGACTGGAGATTATTACGTTATTACTAGCAAAACAAAGACAGGATTTACTATTACTTTTTACAATAGCGGTGGAGCGGCACAAAATAGAACCTTTGATTATGTAGCGAAGGGGCATGGACTAAAGAGTTAATGGCAAACTTGCAGTCTTATTATAAATATAGTAATAAAAATAAACGAACAATAAAATATAAAATATGAGTCAAGTTACAGATTATACATTAAGCAACATTGGATTTTCAGCTTTCAGAACTGAATTAAATAGTATTCTTGGGGCAATTAATACTCTTAATGCTGGGAGTTCTGCTCCAAGCAGTATAGCGGCTGGAAGTCTATGGTTGGACACAACTAATGCAACAACACCAACATTAAAATTCTATGATGGTTCAGATCAAATTTCACTTTGTACTTTTAACTATTCAGCGAATACAGTTAATTGGTTAGACAATACTGTTACTGCTGATTTATCTGGCGACAGTACGCCACAACTTGGTGGAAATTTAGATACTAACTCACACAATATTTTAATAGACGATGCACATTTTATTGGCGATGAAAATGGTAACGAACAAATTATATTTCAAACAACAGGATCAGCAGTAAATGAATTAGAAATTACAAATGGATCAACAGGAAATGGACCAATTCTAGGAGCAAGTGGGGAAACCAATGTTGATCTTCATATCAAGCCAAAAGGTTCAGGAAAAACAGTTATAGGTTCTGCTGGTGCTTCTGCTTATTTAACAACAAGTGGAACATACGATTTAGTTTTAGATACAAATAAAGGAACAAACTCTGGAAATATTACAATAACTGATGGAGCAAATGGAGCAATAGATTTTACAACAAATGGAACAGGAGCAATTAAATTTAATGATTTAGCTTATGTTCCACAACAAGCAATTACATCAACTTCAAATGCTGTGGCATGGGATGCACAAGCCAAATCCAACGCATATCATATCACAACAGAAAATACGACTTTATCTGCACCAACTAATGCAGTAGAGGGTGCGTTTATTTGTATAGAAATTAATTTTAATGGAAGTCATACTTTTTCGTGGAACGCAATATTTAATTTTGCGGCTGATACTGCTCCTACGACAACAGATACAGATGCGAAAACGGACATTTTTGTTTTCCGTTACAATGGAGCAATTTGGCAAGAAGTAGGTAGAACTTTAAATATACCAGAAAGTTAAAATTATGTGGGCATTAGTAGA